AATAATCAGCTTGGCCCTCGCAGCTCATGGCCTCACCGCTGTAATATGGAGATCCCCCCAAGCAGTGACCGATCTCATGCAAGGCCACCAGGCGATATCCTGCGGCTGAAATCCCGGGGTATCGAGCCATGCCTCCAAACATTTCGACGTTGCAGGTATTGCCGGTCCACCAGGCTTGAGCGTTTACCGTGCCGTCCGACCATGATCGATGCAGCTTGAGCCGGTATCCCATACGCTGAAATATCGGAGCGTATTTGGCCTCAACCTGATCAAGGACTTTCGCATATGCAGTCTTATCAATGCCCGTGGCCTCAGCCTCATGGATTTTGAAACCAGGATCGGGCCAATCGCAAAGGCCCTCTGCAAATGCCTGTGAACTAAAAAGCAAAATCAGCATTAGAATTCTCATGCAGGTCACTCCCCCTTGATCTTTTTCCAAAGCAAAAGGCAACCGACTTTGATCCCATAGCCGACGACCAATGCGACCATTACCCCACCTAAACTAATCAGCATTAAAAATTGAAATTGCTCATCCACCCTGCACCCCTTTTTGTTTCGTCAAATGCCAGTGCCCACATACCGGGCACTCATATTTCCTTTGACCAAATCGATCAGCCCATTTGCTGGCCTCGCCGCTTTTGAATTTGCGCTTACGGCCGCAGGACAGATACTCCCAACGCTTTTCCCGATTACGGTTTAGCTTTTTGCCGTCCCGGGACCTCACGGCTTAGGCCTGAGGCGGTGGTTGGTTTACCGGTGGAATGGGTGGGGGGACGACCTCCTCAGGCTCATCCCCTTTGGCACTCTCGTCCAGTCCAAAAGCCTTATTGATAACCAGCGTCTTATTATCCATGCTCAAAAATTCATTGGACGTGCGGTCCATGATCTCAAGCGCACTCAGAGCGGCCGTCAACCCCTCAGCGTCCTCGGATTTGAATGTAGTTTTGACGCCAAATATCCCCTCGATCAATGGCTTGGCAATGCTGAAATAATACGGTTTCAACCCACGCTCAACGGCCTTGCTGTCGGCCTTGCCGGTATCACTCATCGAGGAGCCTTGGCCCTCACCGCTGAAATAGCTGGCCGGCAATCCAAGATAAAACGAATGCTTTTTGGAGATCAGCTCGAGCGTCGAATTGGTGGCGGTAAGATCAGGACTCAAGGACTCAATGATATCCTTGGCGTCCATTACCACGTCCTTGCCGTCGGCCAGACCATCGGCCAATTTTTTACCCTGCTCTGAGGCCTTGGCTGAGTCGGCAAGCGATACGCTGGCCCTGAGGTCACTGATCTTGAGCAGGATCGCCTTGGACAGGTTGGCCTGTTTCCAGAGCCCACCCACCGCGCAGTATTCAAGCATTGAGTAAAACTTGACCATATCGCTTTTGAGATAACTTTTGAAACTTACGTAAACGCCAACCTTGGACTCACCCCGGGCCTTATAATCGGCCTTTATCTGAGTCTCCTCATCGGCGGTGGCTGCACGCACGATCTTGAGTGCCGGCTTATAAACGAGGAAAAGATCCTTTTTCGCCACCATGGCTTTTGCAACCGTGGTGAGCAATCCGTCCTGCTTTTCCGAGGCCAAGCAATTATCCCAGAGCAATGGCTTTGCCTCCTCGGGGATACCTTGGGTGCGCTCGAGCACGTCCGTCAAAATGCGGGTGTAAATGTTTTGCACGTCGATCGTGACGAAATCCTGCTGCAGGATCGGGATCGGAAATATATCACGCAAAGAGTCAACGCTGTCTGAGCTGCTGCTCAGGAAACTCAACCAGCTCATGGTTTATACCTCCGGTGTCCAGGACTTGAGTGCGACTCTCAGGGCCTTGGCGGTTTCGTCGTGCAGGCGCTTGGCCTGCTCGAGATCGGCCTCAGCTTTGACCTTGGCGTTGGTTGCCTTGGCCAGTGCCTTGATATTGGTATGGTGAGCGGTGGCGAGGTTTTGCAGCTCGACGGGTGCCTTTTTAAAATCGATCGCCAACGCTAATTCTTTATCCATTATTTGATCCCCCTCGGTTTCCCTTTGATATAGCCGATCCATTCTAGGCACCGCGCCAACGAGTCGGGGGAGTCGTCAAATTCGGCTCCCCATTCGTATTTTATTACCTGATCAGTGTAAGCCTTATCTGATTCACGGCTCAAGTGAATCAAATTGGCGTAAGATCCTGCGGCCATGATCGCCGCGTGCTTGTTTGAGTCTGAATACTTACCCACCACCCCGATTTGGTGAGGTGCCAGCAAGGCGTGTAACTGGTCAATGGGCTGGTTGCCGTGCTTATTGGTTTCAAAGCAAAGCCGCTTTACCCCGCGCTGTTTTAAGATCACCAGCATTTCGTCAACGCAATGATACCAAGGCCGTTTCCATGCCTTGCCGAATACCGCCACCCCATCCATGAGCCCGCGCAGGACAGTGAGTGCCGTATAATTGCCACCGTCCGACGGATCCATAAAGGCCACGCTCTCACCATTGGGATATGCGTCCAGCCATTTGATATTGGCGAAAGGCATTGAGCCCTCGACAGGGACGCGCAAATGATAACTCATCTCAACTGAGACCTTATCGACACCAGCAGCAAGCATGGCCGTCAAGTCTGCGTCGAGCTGAGGGATCGTCCCGTGCGGGACCTCCATTTTTTTAAGGATCGTCCTGAGCTCTGCATAAAGATCGTCGGCATGAGCTGGCTGTCCGATCACCAGGATATTTTTGCAAAGCTTATATGCCTCGTCGTATTTGCGTTTGACGGTCTTACGCATGGCCGGGGAAACGTCCTCCTCGGTCACGGGATCGTCCATGATTACGCGTTTAGGGTGGCGTCCCCGCATTGAGGTCTTGATCGTGATCGCCTCAACTGAGTGATCCTTACCAACCAGGCCTTTGACGCGGATAATATATGCAGAGTTTTTATCGAGCTCGACACCGTTGCTCTCAAGGGCTTTGGCGATCTCCTCGATCAATGCAGCATTGCGCGTTTTCGATTTGGAAATGATCAGGTTGGTTGAGGCCGTTTCCTTATTGAGGTGCAGCTTAGCCTCGCAATTCAAATACAGGTCGTAAGCAACCCCAAGGACCGTCACGTAATCGGTTTTGCCATACCCCCTCGAGCCAAGCAGGAGGCGGGCAATATCCTCGTCAAAGCCAAAGGACCGCATTTGCTCCTGCTGGATAAACGGGAGGGGGTAACCTGAGGCCAAGCTGAATTGAGCAAAGGTCTTTTTGCCATTACCGATCGCCACCAGGTCTGCAGCCATTGGGGGAAACTCAGGCATTCGGTCTGGGTTTTCCTCGGGCATGATCTTTTTATCCAGGTAAATGGCCATGGTCGCAGCACCAGGTCCACCACGCTCAACGATACCAAATTGCGCTTTGCGTAATCGAATTTTGCCGTAAAGCCTCCTTTTGGACCATACCTCCGCAAAAGACTCACCGCGCTCGGCCTGCAGGGCCCTATCGATCGTGTCCACGCTGCACTTAAAAAACGCAGCGATCTCCTCCTGAGTGCATTGAAATGCAACCAGTTGGTCGAATTGATCCCAGTTGATCGGAATGCGAGGCCGGCCAGTCTTTGCCATGGATAAAGGTTATCAGGCTTTGCTTTTTTTGGCGGGGAGCAAGCTGAAAACCACCTTACTTGAGTCCAGGACCAGCATATAGCCGATCGTGAATTCAAGGCTGGGGGAGTCGGTGTATCCCCGTGGCGCGTGCTTATCGGCGGCTTTGTTTTGAGGCTCTGGATCCCATTCCCTCAAAGTGACGGTATCTCCTGGTTGGAAACCACGATCGTTATCGCGCACCTCAAAGGTCTTTGAGCCGTCGGCCACCCGGCAATAATACTGAGGCCAAATTTTGAGCTCATGTTTCAACGTAATCCTCCCCGAGATTTTAAGTCCTTAAACTATAGGGGGGTTGCCAGCAGCACGTCACGCGTGAGGAAAAAGATCACCCAAAAGAAAAAGGCCGTGAGCACCATAGCCGTAAGTGACTCAAGCCATTCCTGATAAGGATCTCGGTAGCTCATGGCTTTTTCCTGCGCTTGGCCCGCGCAATACCGAGTTTGATAATGGCCTGGATTGGCTCCTCGGACTGGTAAGACAGGTCGGCAAGGATTGAAATGATCTCTCTGATATCGCCGATACGGGCCTGCGATTTATGGCCCTCAACCTTTGCGATCCTTGACGCTAATAACCTTGGACTCACTTGGCACCCCCATACTTAAAGGCTCAGGGACAGCAGGATTGGAGTCAAGTCGTGCTCTGCGGGCCTTTCGTCCCCGACGTTTTACCGGGGGTATGCCTTTCATTGCGAATTTAAAGCTGCTCATTTCAAATCCAGCATTCAAGTATACAGGGATCGTCCTGCTCATTGCGCTCAAGGCGCGTGAGTCCCATTTGCTGCATTTGATCTTGGACCGCCGAAAGGTCGGTGGATCGGATATAGCGCAGCGTCGGGCCTCCCGGTGCAAGCCATTTGCGTGCGACGAAAGTCCCGGGAGGAAAGTCGGACGGGTTTTTATACACCACCCAAATGGGGAGTGAGCCGGACCAGGAGTCACTCATGGATATGGTGACTGATAACGCCGTTTTTATTGGCCAAGCAGGGATCAGCGTCGAGCGGGAGGCCCTTAGGCCAAAGCCCGTGCTCTCTCATATAGGTTTCGATCGAGCGCCACATTGCCGTATGAGCATCCTCGACTTTCTTTTCCAGAGCCTCGGCCTCCCGTTGGAAAAACGCCTTACGCTCACGGCCGGCATTCAGCAAATGCTCAACGTGGGGGTGATCCTTGATTATAAAAAGCGGCTCATATCGGCCAGCGTGCCCAGAGCCGCCCATACTACTGAGTAATTCAGCCAGCTCGGGAGGCAACCCTTGCCCGTGCGAAATGCTAATCTCGACGCCTTTGATTTTTTTGCCTTTAAAAAGGCCCTTGAGGAAATCCATATTGCTCCTTTTACCTTTGCCACCAAGGCTCTGGGGTTTCGTCTATTTCAGTTTCAACTGCGGGCTCCTGCAATACGTTGCGATCTCGAAACCGCAGGCGATTATAAAGATCATTCCAGCCCATGCGTAAAGCGATTGCCTCAACGGTGGTGAGCCGAATGGCCACGTCCTTATCACCAGTGCGGCTGAGCAATTCATTGGCGTAATTTGAAATCACGGCTTTCGCTGATCGGCGCTCTCGTCTCATGAGTGATCCTCCCATGGCCTTAAAATAGCACCATTTTTGAGGTCGAGATATTTGCCTGAGGGTTGGCCACCGTCGAGAGTTTCCCATTTTTCGCTTACCATTTTTACGGCGTGACGGCCAACCTTGCAGCACTCCTCCTCAGAGTCGAAAGGGCCTAATTGAAATGGTGGGCCCGCTTGCTTTTCGCCGGTCAAATCCCAAATGGAAATCTCATAAAACCATTTGCCGTCCATTCCTTGCCCGGGCTCCGCTTGGCCTGCGCGGCCTCGAATACGAGGGATCATTGAGGGGCCTCGCTCCCGCAGACGAAACAGTTCTTCGAATGGATACCCCGATAACCGCAGTGTTCACATTTCCAGCGTGATCCAAATAGCAATATCCAAATAGCCTTGATCATATCAGACTCGCCAAATTATCGGGCTGAGTGACGGCAAGCACCTTGGATAAATCAAATTGGCGCTGTCCATGGGTTGGCGTCTTGGCCCAGCCATGGGTGACGACGTGCTCGAAAAGCATCTTTTCCCTGCGCACGTCGGCCAAGCAATAAGTCACGACCTCACCACGACGGCCGTCACGCCACATTTTGGGAGCCAATGCACCGTCCTCGGTTTTCATAAAGCTTGATCCAAAGGTTGCTGAAAGGTGATCGTCGAGCCTCATGCCCTTTGGAAAACGCTGAGCAGGAGTCCAACCAATCGCTTTGCGAGAGTATTCCAATAAATCGTAATGATTTAGCTCATCGTCTGGCAATAAATCGCCACCCTGAGCGCGGATTAGAGCATTATCAAAACCAAGGATATTGAAACCCACGATCAAATCAGCATCGTTTAGGCGCTGAGCCATGGATTGGATATCGTCTTTGAAATAAACTCCCCAGTCCCCCGTGAAATAATCAAAAAGGCAACCCACCGAAAAGCCCATGAGGTCCTTTCGATCCCAAGTAACCGGACCAGCAACGTCGTTTTCGATTTCGCAGTCAAACACGACGATATTTTTACCCTCAAGCATATCAATCCCCCTCAACTTGGCCCTTCTCGGCCTCGGTTAAACTTTCAAACATGATCTCAATCTCAGCGGCCTGCATTTCGTCGTAAGGAGCATTTGCCAGCATCGTGCATAAAGAGTCGTATTGCGCTTTGGTCAACTTGCCCGGGGTGCGCTTTACCTTTGCCATGGAGTAAATCCTAATTGCCTCGGGTTTCCAGCCCATGCCGTTACCGATCGCATAAAGCCTTTTGAGCATCGCAGGCGTTGGTCCTGGTGGTGGAGAGGGGGGTGCTTTTGGCTTTGACTGGGGAGGCGGAGCGGCTGAATTTTTGGTCTCTGGCTTGGTGACCGCAGCATTTCCGTCGTCGTCCTCATCGCCGGCAACGAAAAGGAGGGATTGCGCTGCATACCGCTTTGCGTAAGTCGTGGCGCTCCCAAGGCCCTGCATATCCTGCTTGGTGAGGATCAACTCAACCCTGGATTTGAGCCATTGGCCGCTTGAGTGCGTGATCAAACTCTCAACGACGTATTTGGTGCCCTCGTTTTCAACGGCCTGGATCAGCATGAGGCCGTGTTTCATTAGGGAGGGCTTGGACTTTTCAATGGTAATGGCCAAATCGGCGTATTTGGATTTGAAATGTGGATTGGTCCGGTTGAGCGGTATTGACTCAATCTCACCCAGGGCCTTGCTCAAGGCCGTAAATAGCTCAGTGACCTGCTCGGAATGCTGCATTGATCCCCCGTCGTTTCATATTTTTGGCACCCTGCAATTGTAAATTGCTGGACTTGAATACGGATATTTTGGGGAGGTGTCAAGGGTGCCAACCGGGGGAGGTAAATCTCTCCCCGGCCGACGAGTGAGAGATTGAATACACCAGGCGTTATAAAAAGCAAAAAAAAAGCCGAGGGTTGACGCCTCGGCTATTTCCAAATTTCAATCTAAAGTGCGACCTCTGAGATTGAGCATTTGCCCTTACTCTTTTCTATCAAATGCCAACCCCAGAGCAAGCCAAAAATAGCACCGGGACCGTGAAAGTAACCACCCGTGGCGAGAGCCATGGACAGAGGGGACAGGGTATCTGGGGAGGATTGATCACCGGCCACCAATATCGTGAGCTGATCAGTCTGGTAAAATCGGGACCGTCAAAGGACCGAGTATCACTTGGCACCGACCAAATAAGGGCCAAGCGGGAGGCCTGCTGCTGTTTTTGATATAGGGGGGAGGAAACTGGGAGATAAATCCCCCTTTTGGCTCTGGGATAATCGTTTCAGGATGAGACGACAGTAGCTACTGCTTTGCCTTTTTCCGATCGCTCTAGGCCGCTCGGCCTGCTCACCGGACTTCGTGTCCGGTCGAGCCCTCCAAAATACCCCCTGCAACCCTCAAGATTTCGGACCAAAGACCGATAAGACACCATGCGGCTTAAAACATGCAGTTGTTGTAAACGCGATCTCAAGACGACTCAGGTCAAACGTATTGGCCGGGACGACTCATTGGGTGTCGATTTTTTATACGTGAATTGCAAATTTTGCGGCTCAACCTTGGTGGTGGCCAGAAAAGGATCAAAATGAAACAGCTAATTTTGGCGATCTTTGCTCTCTCTGCAATTGGGTGCGCAACGACTCAGCAGCATCGATGGGAATGGGACGTAAATACGGCTGATAAAGCCAAGATTGACCAGGCCAATGTGGACGACGGTGAGTGCAAAAATTTCGCTTACAGGTCAAGCGTGGCGGGCTCCAAATACACTGAGCTGGATATCCATATCAGTTGTATGCAGCGCAAAGGTTATAAACTGAAAAAGGTAATGGTGGGTGGCTGAAATGATAAGCGGGAAACTCTATAAAAACGATATAGGCCGCTGGGAAATCGTGGATGAGGGTGCCCACCGTGAGGGAGTTTTACGGTGCCAATTGACCTCAGGGGACGTATGCGAGGTGCTGGTGGGTGGCAATTGGATACGCACCAGGATTGAATGTGGTTGGGACGACACCAAAAAGCTGTCTCAATATTACGCGACTGTCCCCGGTATAAAATTATACGAGGGACAGCCAGCCAGAGTTGATTAGCGAGTGCCTGAGGATCCGGAGCCACCAACCTTGAGGTGGGGATAAACCTTTAAGACCTCACCCATTGAAACCAATTGACCGTCGGGCCAATCGTTGGACCAACGCGGGCCCGTCACCAATGTATCCCCCGCTCCCGAGAGATCAGTCCTTGCCACGCAAAAGCGATTGCCACGGTTGCCGTCCAAGGTTGCTGCGATCTTTTTCTTTTCGTCGATCCAATAGAGGAAAAAGCAGACGTGACGGCCGCCACCTTTATGCTTGATATCTAGCGTGCAACCAAACCAAAACGGTGACCGTTTACCCCATTTCGAATGCGACGCAGCTCCCGCAGTCAATCCCTTTACCGGAATATTTGAGCGCCGTAAGACAGCCGTGCAGCGGATCGAGCACCATGCGTGACGGTTGCCAACCAAGGTTTTATATCCAGGGAGTCCGACGTTTTTCCATTCGGGCACGTATCGTTTATTGAGCTCGGGATCGGACTCATGCCGGCCAAGCAAATCCATATCGAGTCCCATCCAAGGCGCTCCGAAATATCCACCTGCAGGACTTGGACGCGTGGGCAAATCCATTACTTTTTTAGGGACAGCAACGATCGTGAAATCATACTTATCGGTTTCCTTTTCAGTCTGAGGACCGTAAGTGCCGGTGAGCGAAAACTTTGGCGAGGTGCCGGCCTCATTCATTGCTTTTTGCAAAAGCTTATTAAACTCTTTTTGTTTCATTTATCCCCCCTTAAGGAATAGGTGCCATTTGCAGGGCCTTATCGACCGTCAAAAATAGACCGTCGGCGGCTCCCTGAATTTGTTTGCATTGAGCGTATTGGCAATTTGATTGGATATCACCACGCAAAAGTTTCCAGGACTCACTGGTCAAAAAGATTGCCTTGGAAATGATCTTATCGCACTCGGCTGCGGAGTATCGCTTTTCAACCCCGCTCATTACCTTGATCTCAAAGCATTCCCGTGACGCTGGGAGCCTGATCATAAGCGGGAAATCACTGGTCCGAAATGTGGTGCAAGCCTCAAGACTGAGTGATACGGCCAAAACGGCGAAAAGCTTTGATAACCTCATCGTCAATCCCCTTTTTTTGAGCATCGGTAAGACCGGGGATTTTGACTTTTTCGAGTGCCTGATCAAAGGCCTTATCAAATCTCGATTGATCGATCTCCCCAGCCACGTAAATCGCACCGAGGTTGATTATCAGCAGGCCACGGTTGGCCAGCCATTCACTTAAAAAACCAGCAGCAGCGTCGAAAACGGGTTTAAACGGGGAGGCAAGTATCCATGCTCCCCAAGCGGTGCCGGCAACGACTGCAGTCAATGCAGCCGTGCCCGCTCTGCGGATACCAGGGAAATCGTATTTCCCTTTGAGAGCCATATTAGCCCGGCTGGCCGTCGATCTTATCGACCATGCCCTTGATCATGGGCTCGATCACTGCCACTGCGGGCAGGCCAAGACCTTTGACCAAAGCGTTGGGGTGGATTGCCAAGGAGTCCTTGGTCCAACCAATAACCTCGTCGGCAACGATTTCAGCCAAGCCCTCAACGGCTTGCAGGCCTTTGGCTTTCAGGCGCTCCTCAAGAACTTTAAAATCAAAAGGTTTTTCCATGCATATCCCCCATGCGTTTGAATTTATCTATATCCAGACGGATTGAATGTAAGTCGTCCTCTATAGTCTTAAACCTTTGCTCCCCTTGAGCAAATGAATTCGAGATCGTTTCGTTGAGCAGGCGTAATTGCTTTTTGAGGCCTCGGACCTCGAGCCAAAGGACCAGGAATATGGCCAAGTAAGCACCGAATTTGACGAGATTGCCCTCACCAAGGGCTTTGACCAATTCAATTGCGAGATACGATCCTAAAGCATCCATGCTTTTCCTTAGTTATTGAGCGGGTAAACTTCCCAGTGAACGTCACGGTTGCCCACGCTTGTATTGGCATCGGCTTTGATCAAATTGCTGGACGGGGTTGCGGTGATCGCCTGCTCATACATCAACCGTAAGCAGCGTTGAGATCCACCAGTTGAAAAGGTAAAGGTCCCGCAAACTCGGACGGGCAAATAAACTGTAAATGCGGCACCATTGGCCGCTGCCGCTGAGGGCACTCTAGATTTACCCTCTTGAGTGACGACTTGAGCATTGCAGGCCGTTTCGACAATTTGAAAAGTTGTAATGATCGCGCTCGAGCTAGAATTACCCATTTCGTGACCAAACTCCACGCACGCGCGCGCGTCACCTTTCCAGCCACCAGGGGGAGTAAATGCGACACCGATCGACTCGGTGCCAGCCGAGCAGGTCGTGCCCGAGGGTGCGTTGGTCGAGGAGCAAGGGATTTGCGCGGTGATTACTTTGGTCCCTGAGCCCGAGTTATTGGTGAGAGTCAATCCACCGTCGAAAAGGCCAATGTAAGCCGATTGAGCCGAGGTCCCCAACGACGGGGAGCCTCCTGAAATATTGGCGTCAACCCGCCAACGGACAGGACCGACTTGAGCCTGAGCAAGGATCGGGAAAAGCAGAGCAAAAATAAAAGTAAACTTTTTCATTATATCACCACCCAGTTAGTGCCGTCGGACATGATCCTAACAGACTCGAATTGATTATAAAGCGTCAACGTCGTTTCCCCGTCTATAGTTTCGGTCGAATTGGCGTCAATGGTCACGACGTTGGCCGAGGAGTCGATTTTTTTAATTATAAAAACTCGACCAGTGAGCCCGCTCGAGGCGGGGAGTCCCAACGTAAAACCCCCGCTGGTTGCGTCGGCAAGTATCACGTCGTCACTTGCTGAGAGCAAATCGTATCCCGCAGTTTTGCTGGCCACATTAAATTTTGCAACGGCACCAGCGAGCATATTGGTCCTGGTCAAAATGTAAGTGAGCATTTGCAGAGCGGTAAATCGATAACTCTGGATCGCGTTATCACCGGGAATATTCAAACTCCCCGTGACCGCATCGATCAATTGCAATTCAGTGATTTTTTTATTGGCCATTTTTTTACCCCTCGCCCACGGTCAAGCTGATTACAGTGTAAATGCCAGTTGGGACCATTTCAAAAAGCATTTGCTCGAGCTCATATTGCGACTCAAAACCTTTGACTGTCTGGAAAACGATTTGGTCTCCCTCATCGTCAACCACGTTATCAAATACGTAAGCGTTATCCTCGATATACCGAGCGACAAATGGTGAGAGCTCAACCCCTGCAGCAACGATATCGATCTCAAGCTTGCCCGGTGCCGGGACCGTGAAAGTCACTTCAACGTCCGAACCAAAGATATTTTGGAAAACGGTCAAGTACGACTCGAAACTCCCCGCCACCAAAAAGGAGTCAAAGATCGTTGAAAAGCTGGTGCGAAAAATATCTCTCGAAATCGCATTGGAAAGGGGTGAGAGAGCATTATCGTAAAGTACCTCACCCAAAATAAAGCACTCATATGCATCGGCGAAAAAGTCGTCCTTTTCCGCAGACAGGAGATCCAGCACCGGAGCGGCTGAATTATAATATTTCAATTCAGTGGCATCGCCTTTGAAATACTGAGGCATTTAGTTTTCCACCAACTCAATGTTTTCAAGCACCACGTCGAAAAGATCGTTGTACTCGGCATCGTAAACCGTGCTGTACCAGTTTCCCCCAGCGTCGTCCGACCATTCCAATAAAATGCTTGAGGCCCACGGCGCGTCCACAATTGAAAAATAACGCTGAGGCTCAAAGTTTCGACCGAGCTGATACCGCTCGTTGATATTGGCCAGCAAAGCCAATTTGGTGTCGTCGGGATCGCCAACCACCACCTGGTTATTTTCCGAAAGGCTGACCGTCAATCTCAGGAGCACGGCAATTCGGTTGGGGAGGTTATATTTAAAATCAAAGCTTTGGCCATTTGAGAGCGTAATCGTCCCAATCTCAGTGCCCTGAGTGACCGCACCGGCAACCGTACTGTTTTTTATGATCTCGAAAAGGTCGTCTCGGATATCGTCGTAATCCTCGTCCCCCTCCTCGAGCTCAACCCCACCCAAAAGCGTTGCAGCCGAAACCGCAGCACCCACGTTGGTATCATTATCGGTGTAAACCAAAGCGATATCATTGCCACCCTCACCAACTGCAAGGGCTCGAATATAAACCACCGCGTCAATGGCCCATGCCTCAACCAAGGCTCCGGCCGTGGCGTGAGCGTTGATTTGAGCGGCCAAGGAGGTCGCTGTCGCTGCGTTGGACGTTGCAGCCTGGAAAGTGCCCGCACCAGGGGTTGCGGCTCCTGCTTGAGCCGTAAAGGCCGTTGCACCGATCGTAATCGAGTCGTCGGTCCCTGAGACCAGGTTGGCGTATGAGGAAACGGTGACCGTGCCTCGAGCGTGATTATCGATCACGTCAACGCAGACGTGAATTTTGCCGGCATCCCCATCCACCATGGGCTTTACCGAGGCCACGTATCCCTCAGCTCCAAGCTTTTCGATCAGCCCGGGGTTGGTCACCACGGGACGGGAAATGCGGGCATTGATAAAATCGAAATAGGACTGCAGCTTGATAAAAATCTCTGAGGTCTTGACCTCGTTTTCCTGCAGCCTTTGAGCCAATGCATAAAAATACTTATATGCATTGGTGCCAACGAAAGTTTCGGTCGTGTAAGCCGGATCCAGGTTGAATTGAGTATTGATATAGCCCATGAGGCTGTCCATGATCGTGCTGATATCGGCCGGGACGTATCCGTTTTCCTGCGAAAAGCTCATATTACCTCGCCACCATGCCCGTGGTGTTTTCCTGCGGGCTAAGATTGATTACATAATTTGAAAACAAAGCCTCGAGGTCGGTGGCCAAACTCGCCACATTGATCCCCCAGCCAGCCAAAATTTGAATTAGATAAGCCCTGAAACTCGCGTCCTGAAACTGGATCGACTCGGTGAGGAAATACCTGAGATCAATCCCCCCCTCGGGCCAATATTCAAGGGCACCAAGCTGGACCGATAAAATATTGGCCGCACGCTCGGTCTGAGTGTCGTAGGTCTGCATCCCGCTTGGGGTGAAATCGACGATATCGATCATTTCAATTGCTCCTTAGTCGCCTCGAGCTGCGTTTTCATCGTCTGCAGCATCGTGATCGCAGCGGTCTGTCCACCAGGGGATACAGTTACAGCATCGAGCCCGGTGGCGATCGTGGCAATTTGATTTATGATCGTGACCAGACTTTCGATCAGTGCCTTGATATCGGCCGCATTCGAGGTGAGGTAATTGGCCTTATCCCCCTCCAAAAGGAGGACGCCGTTGCTTGCCTTTTTCCCCTCACTCAAAACCACCGCGGCCGGGACCGTCTGTCCCTCGGCCATTACCACCCCTGCAGCACTGCACGTTGCATTTAAAATCTTAGACATATGATACCCCTGAGTAAAGCCAGCGGAGTGTATCGCGGGAAAACCAGGCCGAATAATCCTTTACTCTGTCCCCATCGTCCGTAAGGGAGCCCGGCAATATCAGTCCATTTGAAATGAAACGATTGCCAGCCAACTGTATCACCACGCGCTGGGTGATCGAGGCGATGGGCACGACTAATCCAGTGTCGAAATTATAAACGACCTCATTGGCCTCAAAGACCTCCCAAGGCTCCCCTGCAAAGGTCTTGGTGGCGGGGTGCTCGAGCATGGTTTTGCCGGCCAAAGAAAAATTGGGAGCATCCACCAAAGCCTCAAAGGTATATGCATCGCGCCATGGCACCAGGGACAGCCCGGTGAGGCTCATAAAGTCGGAAACTTGGCCGACCTTGGTTTCCTGAAATATGAAAAAGCCGTGCAGGCAATTCAGTCTCATTGATACCCCTCAACGCAGGCCTGGATTGACTCAGCCGCGCAACGGGCACCCTCGAAATGGGCCTCAGTGCCGGCCATATCCTCGTATCCTGTCGAGCTCTCTGCGCAAAGGTCACCATAAAGATCCACCTGAGCACTCACGCACTGATCCAGATATAGATCATGGCTCACCCGTGAGCTCTCAATGGCCCACCAGCCAAATGTGATCCCCAAATAGATCACCACCAGCTCGATCACACGGCCACCCCAAGATAAACGTCGTCGTCCTCATCCACGTAAATGGCCCGGTCGTCCATTTCAAAAGGGTTGAGATCGTTGAGCTCAAGCGAAAGGAATACGTCGTCGTAAAGCATCCCCACGGCCACGCCTTTGGTGACCAGGATTTCCTTTTGGCCAAAGCCCTCGAGGTTGAGGGTATAGGTCTTTGAGGCCAGTCCAAGGGCCTCAAATTCGGTGCGGTTGAATATCTTAAACCAACGATACTGCATTATCCCCCCGGAATGGTGCCAACTGCACCAGGCACGACAGGCACCTCATTTGGCTTGGTGGGGTTTTTACTCCCCTTTGAGATGCTTATTTTTATGGCAAGTTTATCAGTGCCCTCAACGGTCTCGGTTGAAAACGAATGCAATACCCCCCGGAAAACCGTGGTGGCTCCATATAGGAAACTGATCGCGTATTCCTTTGAGCTGGCCTTTTCATAAACCACGTCGATCAAAGACGACAGGAGGACCAGCGCAACCGAGTTGGCCTTGCCCTCGATATTGACCTCAACGCTCGATTGAATGCCCTTTTGATTTACGTCGGGGGTTGAGCCGTCTGATTTGGTTTCGGTATCAGTCTCGATATCAACGCTTTTGCCCGTGCCTGCGATCACGATATTGAAAAGCTGCTCACTCAAATAGACCGGTATGGGTGGCTGCTCGATCACGGTGGGGATTTGCGAGATCACCGGGACGCGGGCAAGCGATTGACCAACCGAGGAGGCCAGCTTTGAAAACTGAAAAATGATTACGGGATCCAGTCCACCAAGCATCTAGTCGTCCTTTCCACCAAATAGCCCGCGCACTCCGCGCACCATTGGCGATTTCATAAAGCGGTCAACCGCTGCGGTCATCTTATCAAGGAATGGGAGCAGCTTGCCGATTAGGTTTCCGAGCAGAGCCACGCCCTGATCGACCAGGGCAAAAATCTTTTCGGCCGATTGAGATATTGCCGCCAAGTCGTTATAACTTTTGATCCTTTGGTTTTCACGATCAAGGGCCAGTTGCTCGGACTTATCGCGTTGACGGATCATGCCCTCATTGATCACCCCGGCCTTGCTTACGAGGTCGCGGTTTTCCCGGCCGGCCGTAAGGGCTGAGGCGAGATCGTTTAAGTCGGCCAATTTGGTGATCGAGTTGGTGAGTTTTTCCGAGGTCACCTTATCAATGCCCGTGCGCTGGACGACTTTGGTCAAGGCTGCGGGATCGCCAATCGTCTGCAGGAAATCAGCGACTTTGAGGATTTGCTTTTCCCCAAAGACCTGCTGCTGGACGAGGACCTGCTGATTCTTTTCCATTTTGCTGAGCTGCTGGATAAAGCCGAAAAAGGCCTCAGCGGTATCAGCTTGGCCAACGAAATTTTTGACCGAATTATTGGCCGGATCGTCGGGATTGGCTTGAGCCGCAGCAACCGCGCCCTGAAACTTGGTGATCAGGGTAAATAGGTTTTGCTGATCCATGCCCGTGGCTTTACCGAGGGTGATCAGCTTTTGGAGTTTCCCGGCCGTCGTATTGAATTGGTTGGCGTTGGTGGCCAAGTCGTCCGATGTATTGAGCGTTTTATCAATGGCCTCCTGCACTTCTTTGAGGGGGTTGAGCAGCTTATCGATCAGACCAATGGCAATGCCCGCGATCCCCCCACCTTTGAGCGCAGCCACCAGCCCCTTACCGAATGATTTGGTCAATTTGGTAAAGCGGGATTGCAATGCGTTTTGCATTGCCTGCAGGTCCTTGGGATCAAGCTTTGGAATGATCTTTAAGATTTCACTAAACACGGCGTCGATCCCCCTTTTGCTTTTCGATCAAGTGCATGAGGTCCTGCTCTCTGAGTGCCTCGTAAAATGCCAAATTGATCGCGTCGATCAGATATAGATCGGGGTGCCTGGTAAAGACTCCTCGGATATCAACCGAAAAGTTTTTCAGTTTTTTTTTTCGGATGCACTCAAAAAATTTGGCTCTAAGGCGGCGATTGCCTGAGTGACCGCGTGAATGATTTCCATAAAATCATTGGGATCAAGACTCGAGGTGTTTTCCCTCGTAAAGGGCACCCCATTTTTATCGGCTGCAAATTTGATCAGAGCGTTGATCTCATCGCGCTCGAGAGTCACCATGAGCACGGCCTGTCTTACGATCTTTTGACGATCCTCGACAGGCATTTGCTCAACGTGATCAAAAAACTCCTCTAGGGTTTTGCCCATATACATTGGGAGCATCTTTAAACCAAACAAAAGCTTGATATAAGATTGCAGCGCCCAGTAAGTATCTGGCCCTTTAAGGGGGAGGATCTTAATCACCTTTATGGACCTCACTCAGGTCAAAGCTTTCGAATTCAAGGCTTACCTGCATACTCTCGGACGTGTCGTTGAGAGTGAGCTGCTGGGGACGATTTGAGAGTACGGCGTTTTTGGCCATTTTGCTCGAGCCGTCACTGCGGGAAATCGCATAAACCTCAAGGCGAGTCTGAGCGGTAAAGGCGCTGTCCAAGACACCCTTTAAAGCGGCGCTCATATTCATAAAGGGCATGGTCCATTTTTTAGGATCGCGTATGCCGTCTTTGAACGTAATGCCGACTTTGTTATTGGGGTTGTTTCCCCGGGTGAGCCGGTTGCGCTCAGGGTCCTCGATATTGACCTCAACCACGTTGGGGATCTCGTAAGCAACCCCGCTCACTTTGATACCCACGTCGCAATCGTAAAGTTTAAAAATCATTCTGTCCCCCGTTTAAGATTGAGTGAGTTGACCAGCGATACGCCAAAGGGCACGCGGAGTCGGGACGGCAATTCGGCCGGCCGCAACGAAATTATCCTCCTCGAGAGTTACCCTTACGGTGCCCTCGGTGATCCAACCCTTGCCCACGTATCCGGGGTTGCCGTTTTCCAATCCGTCGCCGTCGATAACCTTTTGCAGCTCATCCTCAAGCAGTGCTGCTTGGGTGAGAGTGTAAGCCGGTTGGTTGGCCGAAACGTATTGCAGGCCTTTGCTCTGCAGGTCGATCTCAAGATTTCGAATGATATAGGGAGCCGTGATCGCCTTGCCACCGCAGGCCAAAAGCGCCAAGCGGTTGCTGAATTCGTCGTCACTGATCACGAAACTAATCTTATCGTCGAAAAGCAATTCAGCCACGCCAAGGGTATCCACGTCGTCGGCAAAGGGCATGGTGATATATTGCTGGTTTTTCCAATCGAGCGTATTCGAGAGCAGCTTACCAAAGGCATACATGAGGTTTTTGCCATTGGTCGTGCCAGCCTCATAAAACGCGCAACGGTTTTCAATCGCGGCCTGAGTCGCGAGGAAATCTTTATCGTTTGAAACGACACCGGTCACGCCGTCAAAGACACCAAGGAAAAGTCCGTCGCCACCAGCCAAAAAGCCAGCACCCGAAACCGATGCACCAACCGTTGCGGTGCCCTCATCGGAATACTCAAGGGCAATATCGTTGCCTGCAGAGCCCGAGTCCAAAGCCGTAATGGTCACGACAGCGCCAACGGCCTCAGCAAGGACCAAATCTTCAAGGTCTGCGTGAGCGTTGATTTGAGCAGCCAACGAGGTTGCGGTTGCATCGTTGTTGGTTGCAGCTCGGAAAGTCGCAGTGCCCAGAGTCGCAGCACCGGCTTGAGCAACGAAAGTCACGTCCCCGACGGTGACGGTATCAAAGCCTGCGTCAATTAGATTGGCGTATGAGCTGATCGTCACCGTGCCCGAGGCTGCGGTGTCGTTTATATCGTCTTTATCGAAGTCGCTCGAAATGAGCAGAGTGAAAAACAAGTTGGCCGAGGCCTCAAGATAATCAGACAGGTAAAGATCGTTTACCGGCATGATATAAACCCGGCTCAAGCCACCTGCAAGGAGCTGCTGAGCCTCGGTGTTATCGGTGATCGCTGCGATTTGCGCGTTGGTCGTGCAAAGCACCGGAGTCCCGATCGTGCCCATGTATCCCCCCTTGGGAGATACCACCACGCAGGCCTGTCTCAGGAATGCAGTGGATGCTGCGGGAGTCGGATTGATCGCCGTGATTTTAAAAAAGTAATCAAGCAAAATTTTTGCCATTTATTAGCTCTCCTCGACAGTGGTGGTCACACTGGTAATCGTACCGGTGGGTGGATCAAATTGGCTATTGAAAAAGTATGTGAACGAAAACCCTCGTTGCACCAGGTCCCGATACCGCTGCGTATTGCCCTCGATATCGAAAAAAAACAGGTCTTTGGTCAATGTGGCCGGAGCCCTCGCAATGGCCTTTGCGAAAAAGCCAAATGGCATCGCCGAATGCTTTTGAAATATCACCGCATTCCCGGTGGCCATGCCCATCGCCTTGCCGTCTTTGATCGAGTTTTTGCAGTCCTCAATCTCAATGAAAAGGACGTTTTGCTCCCGAGACTCACCAGGCGTATCGTAAGTGACCTTATCAACCCCGAATATGGCTTTGAATTTATCGATCAATTCCTGCTCAAACACGGCGCTTTACCCTTGCCCTGATCGCTCGAAACATTTGGCCAGTGTCAAAAAGGTGGCGATCAAATCCCTTGGCATCGGCCGTCCCCGGTTTATTGGGACCGTACTCATGCTTGAGGATGGGGTTTCGCACGATCGCCTGCAATAAGTTTTCGAGCCGCTTTATGCTCGACTTGCCCGACGTGACCATTTTTAAAAACTCGGCCGTAAACTTGAGGATCTCTGAGTTTCGCTCCTGAAAGGGACGCTGCAGGATATTGATATTGAGCCGTTTCATATTCTCAACCAGGACTTGCCCGACAGAGAGAGAGCCTTGCTGTCTTGAGGTCCTGCGCACGGGCCCACCTGCGTAATTTTTGAGCTGCGGGGGATCAAAGCGGCCGGTCACCACGGGATCCATGTGAGGCTTATCGTCGAAAACGCCCACCTCGAAATTATATCGCTCAATGCGGCCTTGCAGTTTTTTACCCCAAGACTTGCCGAGCTCTAATCTCATTCGAGGACGCTCCCCAAATAGATATTTGATTTGGCGGTTGAGGCTGCAGCCACGTCGAGTCCCTTGGCTTTGAAAAAGGCCACCAATCGATCCTGCATGGTGCTCACGGCGTCACGGCTGGTGAGCACTGCGGCCAAGGCATCGTAAGCGGCTTGGTTATATGTATTGAGCGTGAGCAGGCTGGTGTCGATCCCAGCATACTCCCCGTCGGTGAGGGACGAGGTGCCGATAAAGGCATAAATCGCATTGAGCCAATCCCGCATTGAGCCTCCAAATAAAAAGGGCCTAGGCTGTAAAACCTAGGCCCTACGCCTTTGTTCTAAATCAATCTCTCGGGCTTACGCTCCGAAAGTATGAGGCTTGCGGATAACACCTTTATACGCAAGGACCTCAACCATGGCCGAGCCCATGATAAAGTTGTGCCAGACTTCCATTGCGCGGGCATCAACACCTTGATCGGCCAGCTTGGGGAAAGTCGTGTAATGCAGCATGAGCTGATCCAAGTTTAGGATCATGTATCCGTTGGCTCCCGACGGAGTAACTTCGGTCGGCAATTCAGCCAACGAGTAATTTCCACCAATGGCCTGAGCCAAAGATGAGCGGAAATTGACGCCGTTTTCATACATACCGCAAAGTTTCAGCAGCATGGTTTCGCCGTAAAACACGACGACCTTACGGCCGGCGACGGTATCGGCTTTGATCTTTTCAGCCGATACACTCGCGTGCAATGCAGGCAAGTGCCCACCGGTTGCGGCCAACTCGCTCGAGCTCTCGAGTAAATAGTTGGGGTCAGCAGACCAGTAAAGACCGTTATTGATCATGGTCGAGGCGCTGGTGCCCTCACCCAGTAAAACCAGGTCGTCCATGAGTTTATTGTTTTCGTCCAAAACCTGCTTTACCACGTCCTCGTTTTGAGCGCGGTCTTGCAAAGTCGATTGCACGAATTGGCTGGCCAAAAAATATTTTTTGAAAGTCTTGGACTTTTCGACAGCCGAAATTTGGTGGATATGGGTGTCTTTGGCATTGTAATGCTGGTTGCGGATATTTCCGACAGCCTCAAGCCGTTTGAAATTCAGCTTACCTTGCACCTCGGGGTAAGCCTTGGATTTGCCAAGGAGCGTTTGCCAAAACGGCTGATACGTCGGAACGTAATCGGCCATTACCTCGTCTGTGCTGCGCAAAACGATTTTGTTTGTGCTCATTTACTCTGCTCCTTTGGCTTTACCTGTAAATTTATGAAACTTTGGGTGCGATTGAAAGTCAAGATCGGCTTGGCTGGACTTCTTTTCCTGAGCCTTTTCGGCTTTGGATTCCCAACCGGCCATATGCTCTTGATACGGAGTCTTTGGCTTTTCGGCCTCAGGCTCCGGCTTATGATCGCCGGGGTGGATTACGTGATCCACCGCCTCAACGATCTTTTCGACGACGGTTTTCTTTTTACCACGGGCCATGCTTACAGGCCTCCCTGCATATCGACGATCACCGCAGCAACCTCAGAGCCGTCCTCGGCAATCCCTGTCTTGGGAGTCGCCACATAAACCGCATCCGAAACCGTGCTGATACCAGACATGGCAATATCGGCCTTGCCGGTAAAATCATTGATATACATTTTTGCACCGACAGTGACGTAAGCAATATCGTCAATATCGTTTGAGCCACCAGCCAAAGCCGCTTGCTCAACCGTTGCACCGTCACCAGTGCCGAGCTGCTCATATGTGGTGGTGACGTTGTGACCAACGCCTGCGCCCTCAACGACTGCATAAAGAGTCACGATTGCTGCATTGGCAACGGCGTAAACCTTAGTGCTGGCTGTCGCGTGTCCATTGATTTGAGCGGCCAATGAGGCTGCTGCAAGCTCAGTACTGGTGCGCGCGTCAAAGGTGGCTTGGCCAAGGGTTACGGCGCCGTCGGTGGCCGTAAACGCAGTCCCGCCGATCGTAATCGTATCGTCGGTGCCTGCAACCAGGTTGGCGATATTGGTGATCGTTACCGTGCCGGACGATCGCAAAAGGCTTGCTAAAACAGGCACGCGGAGGCCTGCACGCTGGACAGCGGTCTTTTTATGATCGGATAAGGACTTGCCTCGGGAAACCCCGATACGCATCCCCGCTGATTTCAAAAGCGAGAGCAGGCCCGTTGAGGCCAAGCTTACAACTGATCCAGCCGGGAAATTGGCCGGATCGTCGTTGAAATTATCGATATCTTTGACGTTGCTCCCAGCGCCCGCCAAGGCAACCTTGGTTGCGTCTTGGCTCATCTTATAACCCGCCCGGGAAATCGATCAGAGCAGCGCCGTCTGCGATTGCCACGCCGTCCTCGTCGTAAGCCGTCAAGACAGCCGAGCGATAAACCGCGTTGACCGCAGTGCCAGAGCTCACGGCCATTCCGGTCGTGGTGGAGATTTGCACCTGAGCACCAACCACCGGGGTAAAGCCATTGGTCAAAAGGATCGGGATCAAAAGGCCGCGACGTGCAACCGTCACTCGGCCCATATCACTGAGCGATCGGCCCAGTGAAATGCCCAGTTTCGAGCCGTCGGCCGAGGCCAACGAAAGGGGGGTGCCGTCGTCGTCCAAGTGAACGCAAAGACCGGCTTTGAAAGTCGCCTCAACTGCAGGCCAGCTATCCGAGTCCATTACATTTGACTTGTGAGATCCCATGTAAACTGTGGTTGCGCTGTGGCTCATTCTTTATCCCCTAGGTAATGTTTTTTAGCTGCTTTGAGCATCTTATCAGTCAATGCCTTTTCGGCGTCGGTCTGATTTTTGGGATCAACTTGGAGCTGCTTAGCCCTTTCGACTTTTCGCAGGGTTTCAAGCGTCGGCTCGAAAACCATTGAGTACATGCTCTCAATTCGATCTTGCTTACCATTTTTGGTGAGTTTTAAAAAATCTTCAACCTCATTCTTTTGAGTCTGAGTCAAAAGGTCGAGATTTGACTGGATCGAAAAGAATTCTTTGACGATCTCGACCTTGATCGCGTTGGCCTTATCAATTGCCGAGTCGTACTTTTCCTTATCGGCCTGAGCAAAGACACCCTCAATGGTCGGGGGGAGTAAGCCTTGGTTGGCCTTTACAAAATCCTTTGACGCATGGACGAAACCGATTGCTCCCTCAAGCGACTTTTCCCGCTTGGAGGCGGTTTCCTTATCGGCCAACTCTTTACGTGCTTTATCAGCAAGGGTTGGATCGGGAGGCGGTGGATCGTCTTTTTTGGTGGCCTTTTCCAGGTCGGCTTTAAGCTTGGCCAACTCATCGTCCTTGGCCTTGGATCCACCCTCAAGGGCTTTGAATTTATCGAGCTCCTCCTGGCTGATCTCGGGAGGTGGACACATATAGGCCCGGGTAAAAAATGGATCGGCATTGCGGATATCCAAAATCCGGTTTCCAAAAAAACGTGATCTCATATCGTAAAACTCCTTTTGGTTATCAGCTCAATTCGAGCTGGGTTTCGTCTGTTAAAATTTCAACTCCGCATTTGCAACCATACTCGTCGCCGGGCTCAACGCCGTCAATGCCCTCACCAATGATATAGACTTTCCCGTAATTGGCCTGGTGCTCCGGTCTCGGCTCATCGGCATCGCTGGGGAGCCACCTTGCACGCTGGCCCGCATACTTATCCTTGATCCCCTGGTGGACCTGAAACACCACCTCGTTTTGGACGCGCTGGACCAATTGCTTGGGATCACCAATGATCGTTTTCTTTTCCTCGGTGCCGGCCGACTTTTCAAAGCCAGCATCCACCACGGCCTTGGCAACCCGCTCCTTATATCCGAGCAGGGTATTGCGTGCGACTTTGCCGAGGGATTTTTTATCGACGGGAAACTCCTCAGAGCCAATGGTGGCAAGGATCGTGCGCTTGACCGAAAAGTTACCGCTCACCATGCGTTTGATCTTTGCCTTGGGTGCAATCTTTTTCAGCATCTTGGTTGGATCAAAGATAATGCTCAATGCAGCTCCTTTGGCTGAGTCATGAGCTCAAGGCAATGCTCGCAGGTGATCTCCCCGTTGATATCGGAATACACCTCGGTATCGGTCTTTATCACCCAGCCGCATGAGTCGCAGGATATGGGCTCTGGCTCACTCAACGTCGCCGCTCCTGTCGATTGAGTTTCTTTTTCAAAATTTTGCCGATCTTATAACGCTGGCATCGGGAGCAGGATTTCAACTCGCAAAGTGAAACTCCCTGCTTGCCCTTTACTCGAGCGCCGTAAGTCTTGGACCAATCGTGGCCAAAGATCATGCACCGGAAACTGCGCTTTTGGCTGTCGTTGAAACGGGCTAATTTATCAAGGCTCAATTCACTCATGGATCACCGATACCAGCAGCGAGGCCGTGAGCCACGGGCTGATCCTGCATCGTAAGTCTGCAGCCGACATTGAGCCTCAGGGTGAGCGCAATACGTGCGTGAGACTGGGTTGAGCGCAGGGCCCGGTCGATATGGACGACGCTCCCCGCTCATCGAGGCCAACGCACGCGCCAAATTCAGGCCGGCCGCTTGGCACCCAATGCCCAGAGTCCGACAGCCCACCGAGGTTGAGTAATAATCAGCTTGGCCCTCGCAGCTCATGGCCTCACCGCTGTAATATGGAGATCCCCCCAAGCAGTGACCGATCTCATGCAAGGCCACCAGGCGATATCCTGCGGCTGAAATCCCGGGGTATC